TGCTAGCCGCCCATGCTGTAGATGCATAAGTTACATCGGCTTCGACATGATATATTCCACCCTTACCGGTCGGGCAGGTGAACCGCCATGCAGCGCCAACCGTTACGGCCGAATCTGTGTCAATGCTTGAATCCTCGAAATCAACGATGGTAGCAGCGCCTGAATTGATGCTCTGTCCCGCATTGGTAGTATAGCGGGCAACGCACGTTCTTGTAGGTATTTCAACCGCCTTCAACCTGTCGATCTCGCCTTGCATCCGGTTGATAATCTTCGCGGTTTGTTCGTCCACTAGATGACCTCTTCCCCGCGCAAGCGCATATCCAGTTTCACTTCGATGCCGCCCACAACCTGTCCCGATACCGTGTCCAGGTGACAGTCAAACGTCTTGCCCGCGTATTCTGCTACAACCAGGTCACCAAAGTTTACGTGTACCCCAAAGCGCATCTTTTCCGTTTCTGCCAGCCTTCCGCTAAATACCCGCTTCGCCCTGAATTCTTGCAAGCGCGCGTTAGCCTCTGCGTTTAGCGTTGCCGTGTCATCTGTGTTATAGCCGCTCGAAAAATACTCCTTCCGGCTAAACGGAGATGCCGTTATACGGTCGGAATTGGTTGCCGATCCGATAATGCGGTTGACGCCAGTGCCTGAACCTCCGATCTTCGCCAGCGTAATCTCCTCCGAGTAGTCCTCGGTGATACTAGGCTCTAGCAAGTTGCCACGCTCCCGGCTGATAATCAGTTTGTTGCCAGATGCGCTGCCCCGGTTGCCACCCCATGCGGTTATTCTGGTGTCGAATGTGAAAAGGTTCCCGTCGAATATCCAGCCGAATGTTAGATAAGTTCCTTGCTGCCTCGCGTCCATTGCCACGTCTTGCAACGTTGCCAGTAGGTTCTTCCGGCTGGCCTGCTTTTTGATTGTTGGCGCGAGGCTGACATCCGCTGTGACCGTCAAGCCGGTTATTACCCGCGCCGTGTCTGTCGCAGTAGCACCGATGTTTTCGCGGACAAATGCTTTGATAACGTTATCCGCTGCGCCGGATTTATCAGAGTAGGCGTTGGTTACAGTCTCTGTGCTGGCGTCATAGTCGATGATCCTGTCTTTTAGGATAGAGTTATACGTTTGCGCTTCGATGATGATATTTTCCGCGTTTCCGAATATTGCCCTGCCCTTGATAAGCCACTGTCCACCAACCATCATCGGCCAGCCGCCGTCAATCTTGCGCCATAGTTCAACACGTCCTTCGGGTTGCACCCAGTTCGAGTCGATCATCCCGCCCGGGATTTGCAAAGTCAACCCGCCCACTGCCATTTCTGCTACTACCCAGTCGATGGTCGCGTTCGGAATGAGCGGAGACAGGCTCAACCCGGCGGGGGATAGCAGTTTTACGTCGTAGGTTACGCTCACCGCAAAGCCTCGTCAATGGTGGAAAGCGTAGGCTTCCAGCTCATGTTGAGGCTGCTGCCTGCGCCGGTATTCATCAAGTACGCGGATACATTATTGTTTCCGGGCTCGAGCACGAGATTTGTCGATCCGGGAAGGATATAGTTTTGCAAGTCACCGCGCCACGAGGACAGGATGCGGAACCTGAACGGATTACAGTCGATGAACACGCTCTCGCCGGTCAGCAAAGTCAAATTCTCAAAATAAAGCGCAGCATCGTTGGTGTAATTCTTGATCTGCCAGATCGTTCCCGGCCCGTAAATCTCAATTTCAGGATAGGCTTTCGTTCCCGTGTTATTGGGGACTGTCACCGTTGCGGATGTTGCTGTGCTGCCAACCCAGCTACCGCCAACGTAAACGCGACCATCTTCCAGAGGGAGAATAGAATATATTGTTGCAGATGTGGCGCTCACGTTCACATCCATAGGCTGCCAGCCGCCGCCGCGCCAGATGGCCATACGATCTGGCATGATGACACCGCCTGCGCTTCCAAATGTCCCGCCGATATTTACTGATCCATCAGAATTTACAGAAATGGTGTATACAGTGCCACTTGTGCCTGTACTAAGCGCCTGCCATGCCGAGCCGTTCCACTTCGCGACATATGCTGTTCCCGAAACTCCTCCAGCCGAAGTGAAAATACCCCCAATATATATGGCCCCATCCAATCCTATCGCAAGTTCATAAACGTTATTATTTGCTCCCGCCCCAAGCGCCGTCCACGTAGAACCATCCCATTTGGCAACCTTACTTGCGCTGACCCCATTTGCTAAGGTGAAAGCACCACCAGCATATATGGCTCCATCCAATCCGGTTATTAAAGCTTTTACCTCATTATTCATACCTGTTCCCAACGAGGTATATGCACTACCATCCCAAATGGTTATATAATCGCCATTAGCATCTATATGATTTGTAAACGAACCACCAATATATAATTTCCCATCAAATCCAAATGTCAAATCCCAAACAAAACCAGATGCAATTCCGGTTGATAACGCTTGCCATGCAGAACCAGTCCACCGCGCGATTCTAGCAGTGTTGGCCACCCCCCCCATGCTTGTAAACTGGCCCCCAGCATACAAATAGCCATCTGGGCCAATCGCCAATGCAAAAACGTTACTATTTGCCCCAGTTCCAAGCGCCTGCCAAGCCGTACCCGTCCATTTTGCAATATGCGCCGTGTTAGCTACCCCGCCCGCACTGGTAAATTCGCCCCCAATAACAATGCTTCCATCTGCCATTTTCACCATACATTCGACCGGCCCACCACTTACTCCCGTACCCATGGCCTTCCACACGCCGTCGGTATCGCGGTAGCCGATGTTGGCAAAGTTTGTGACAGACGAAGCGTAACCCAGTTCTGTGCCTGTTTCGCCGTCCACGTCCATGTAAGGCGAGGTCATCTGGAATTGCACCGCGCATTTTTCAACTCCGTAGGTGCTCGCGCTGCGCTCCAACCCGCCCTTGTAAAGGCATTTGATGTCAACCGGCTCTGTCATCCAGTTGCCGCTTTCATCCGTTCCCTGATAGCGCAAGACAATCGGCTGCCGGATAGGTGTCCTATCCAATTGCAACGCGGCCAGCAGCGCCTTTCGCTGTGTGGCAACGTCAGCGGTGCTGCCGGAAAAAACCATATTGATGACAAAATCGCGCGGCATGACTTTCGTAGCCTGATACAGTTCGCCGTCCGCGTTAATCTCGCTCGTGAAATGCTGTTCGGGTGCGCGGCCTAAGCCGTAATGACCCAGAATTTTCGCGTAGGTTTCGATATCCAGCAGCGTGCCACCCGCCCGTGTTCGTGCCAGACGGTAGGATGTGGATGCCTGCCGCGTGCCGTTCCAGCCGTAATCGCGCTGGAGTGTCAGCCCCCATGAATCGCCGTCAAAGTAGGTTGACGCTTCGCTCGCCGCTTCGATGAGGCAGCCGTCTATGTAGAATTTTGTCGTGCTTGCAATCGCATCCCGCAAAATATATACTCGGTATGTGGCAGATGTTGCCGCCGTATAGGTTGCCGTGCGCCTGGTTGTCGTACCGGTTCCAGCCCACGTGGTAGGCGTTCCAACGGGTGCAGATAGATTATGCCAATAGAGTCTAAAATTCTGACCCGCCACGTCTTTGACATCGATGGATACCGTGTAAGTGACGCCACTCGTCAGAGCGAGGTCAAAACTAGCGCCGCATGATACACCAGTTGCTGGACTGCTCTCCAACGAATATACGCCACGCGATTGCCATAGGGTTGATCTGGCTATGCTTGCGCCTGCGCCAGCAGACGCCCACCCGGTCGTTGCGGTCTCGAAACTTGGATTGGTGCACAGATTGGTTGACGCTTTTGGTACTATGATGTAAAACTTTTCGCGTGTGAGTGCCATTATGCTACCCCTGCCAGCGCCTGCGCTGCCCTAAAGTTTATGCCGATTAGATTCGCCGTTCGTTGCGGATCATCCGCGCCGTAAACGTTGATTTCAATCTTGCCGTTTGCGCCGCTAAATAGTTCGCGCAAGTCCTCGGTGGAGATGACCTGCCCACTTGTCTTTGGCATGACCAGTTCCGGCCCGCGCTCGCCAACCCAATAGGGCATGCCTGCCATAACCGGCCCGCCGGAAGCGCGCGCTTCAAACGATGTATCTCCACTAACCGGCGTTGCTTTCCACTCGCCGCCCGGCGCTGTACCGGTGACGACCTGGTTATAGGTGACAGTGATGGTTTTGTCCTGTAATTCTGCCAGATGCGAGGCAAGGCCAGCCACAAGCGCGTTATAGGTTTCAAGCGATATTGCGCCTTCATCCAGCATGCGCTTATAGTCGCCGGTTTTCTCGGTCGCCTCCACTGTCTTTTCGTCAACCAGCCCCATGCGCTGCGCTAATGCCAGTGCCGCTTCGGATGATAGCCCTTCGCTCGCCAGCGAAAACAATAGCGCCTCGCTATATTTCCGCATGGCCGCGTCTGCGTTGTTGGTGGCATCAACGACTTCTACAGTTGCATCCGTATGAGCATTTGCCGCGTCTGTAGCCAGCCGATAAGCTTCGGCCTGCGCCGTCAGTCTATCGCTGTAGGCTTCAATCGCCGGGGTGGATTCTTTCGCTTCTCGGTGGATGCGGGCTAAAAACTCATACAGGTTTTCGCCATTATTGATGGCTTCCAGCATGTCGGTTGCCATCGGAAGAAACGTTTTGCCTGCCTCATTTTTGACACCCTGCAACGCATCCTGGTAATCATCCAGCATCCGAATAAATTCTTTATTCTGCGCCACTGATTTTTGTGTGACGACCAGATTATCAGCAATCGCCGCTGTGCCGTCACGGATAGCAGCTCCACCCTGACTTAGCAGCGGTTCTATCTCCGCCCATTGACGGCCGAATAGTTTACTGGCAAGTTCGGCTTTGTCGGCCGGGTCTTTCAGTGCCACAAATTGATCGGACAGATCGGCAAGGTTGTCTATAGTCGGGACAAAGCCATTTTTCAGCGCCATTTTCATAGCTGTTTCAAGGCTGCCCTGCGATACCCGGAAGTCGTCGGCCGCCTGAACAAGGCGGCTCATTTCTTCGGTTCCTACGCCAGACAGCCGCGCTGATTTTTCGATGGATTCGGCATAGGCTGACCAGTCAGTGATCGACTGTTTGACGGCGTTGCCTACAGCAAGAACAGCGCCAGTTACACCGGCGACCCCAAGCATGTTCTTGAGCTGCCCCATGACAACATTAGCTTTATTGCCACTGCCTTCGACGCCTTTCAAGTCGTCTTTAAGCTGCTTGATGGTTTTATCGCCCTTGTTTAATGCGTCTATTACAATTTTTAGAGTTGCGTCAGCCATTGCGTATCCTGTTTACATCCGATACGATGTCCCAAACTTCGCTATTTTCTTTGCGCCATTTCGCCATTTCGCCAGCTCCCGCCCCTTCTGCATGATAGATTTTGAAAGCGCGATAAACATTCAAAACGGCGTCTATCTTGTCCAATAATCCGGCTGGTTGATCCTGTATGCCTCCCAAGCGCGGCAGGGCGCGGTAGCGGTCGCAGTGAAGCGCCAGGACAAGAATTTTCGGCGGTTTGCCCTTGCCTTCCGCATAATCCGCGGCCGCCGTCAGGATAAAGGGTCAATCCGCGATGCCTCCGCAATCACTTCGGCGATACAGTCCGAAATCCAGCGGATTAACCCGGGCTTTTCCTTTGCCACTTGCTCGTCAGTGAAAACGGGAGCAATCAATATACCGGCGCTGATCGCCGCACGAACCGCCTTGCCGCGCCAGATGGTCATAGGCAGGTCGCCTGCATTGGTCATGGCTTCGGAAAATTGTTCGAGTTGCCCTTGATTGATGTCTGCGATAGTGCATGTGCCAAAACGAGTGTGTGTAAAATTCATATCGCTCCTAGATCATGGTCGCGGTCGCGCTGGTTGAATCGATCTTGAGCCAGTTTCCCATGGTAGAGTTATAGACGCCGTCTAAAACGATGTCGATAGCCGTCACGCCGTTGCGGTCGGTATATAACTCAGGCGCTTGCAAAGATTGTCCGGCAAACTGGATCTGGAAGATTTTGAGCGTGCCCGCGCTGCCGGTGGTGTATTTGATTTGGATCTGCTTCTGGATAAGCGCATTCGGAGAAGCCAGCATGTCCGTGATATATGCGGCAGTGGTGGCATTGACTTCCAGTGACAGCTTCAGTTGCCCTGACCAGGGATTGTCGTTCCATGCAGTGGGGTTGAGATCTCCAAGATAAGCGCGATATTCCCGGTTCGCGTTTACCGTAAGTTCCCATGCGAAGGCGCTTGCGCTGATAGCAGTCGTGCCAACCGTACCCGCCCATGCATCGATAGCCAGCGAAGCATGATTTCCCATAGCTACCGCTAACCCGGTACGCTCGCTCAATGCCTGCAGCGCACCAACCAATGCTTTGCTAGCCAGGATCGATCCGCCGCAGGACATTTTGCCATTGCTTGCACCGGCAAGATTCAGGGTTGTCACAGAGCAATCGTTGAGCTGCGTAATCAAACCCGTCTGACCATATTGCAAGGTCAGGAATTTCGGCGTTACAGGAGCCGTCAGCGGAGCGGCATACGCGCGGGTGTAAGGCCCCGCCCCGCCAGGTGTGGCAAAGCTAAACATAGAGCCCAACCAGTAGTTGATATCCTCGTAGGTTGCGCCTTCGGTTTCAAACGTGGCCGCAGCCGAATGCCCGTCAAGCACCACATCCGATCCAGGGGCCAACATGGTGTACATCCGGTCAACCACCTGCGTTTGTAGTTCCACGGACGGCTTGAACGTGGTTACGGTTTGCTGCTTCGCCGTGGCGGTTGCGTTGGCAGTGCCAAACGCGGACTGCTGCCCGGATTGTAAAGTATTCAATGCATTATTCATGGTCTTTCGCCTCTTTTGTTTCTACGATCTGATAGAGTCCGGCCTTCATGGCCGCCTCGATAAGCGCCTTGGGATAGGAGCGCCATTCATCCAGCGTCATGTCCCGCGCGGGCAGGCCGATATAAAAGCTGTGTCCCTTATAAACCACTCGTTTATCCACCGATCACCTCCAAAATGCTTAGTGTGCACATTACGCCGTAAAACCATAGTCCGCTTCCGGACGGATACTCGTACATGCCGGGCGTGACCTGAAAATTTTCGAGGCTGCTTTGCGTGGCGGGCGCGCGGAAAGTGCGCAGCATGTCCACATACAAACCGGCATATTCTACCTGGATCGGCGCGGCCTCTTTCAAGCCGATGCCCTGGCCCGATTGTTTCCAGATGAATAGATCGGCAATCTGCCATGTTACGGTTACAGAAGTCCCGATAGCGATAAAATTTCCGTCAATCCCCTGCGCAGGGTTGTTGCCCATTGGCAGCAACAGACGGCATGGAGTTATGGCAGACTCCACGTTCGCCGGTAGATTTGCCAGCGAGTAAACGGTCGGCGTTGTGCTCTGGATCGTGATGTTTTTTGCCGCCAACGCAGCATAGATCGATACAATATCGCTCATATTCGCCTTATATAATGGTCAACGGTTTTAAATATGTCGCGCGGAATATCTGAGGGCATGATGGTGACACCATCGCCGGTTACAATTGGCCTGTCAAAATCGCTATTGCTACCCTTCTGCCGATATAGGTAGGAAGATAATCTTATGCACGCCTGCACGATATCACCCGGCGCGGTCGCGCTGTAACCCCACGTACCGGCAACAGAAATTTCGCTATCCCCGTCCGTAAATTCCCACGAGTATGCGCTGTCCAGCTTGATCAAAAATTTGGGTGTGAAATTTCTCGGCTCCAAACGGAAGTTAGCGGCATCGATAACTGTGCCATTGCCATTGATCAGCGTGGTAACGGTCAGCAAATCATAGCTGCCAAGCCACAATTCCTTCCCGTCTATATCCTCGACATGAAAATAATTTGTGGCCGTGGCAGCTTCAAAAACACGCCCAATGCGAGCCTCAAGCATGGCCTGTGCGCGGGTAATGCAGGCCGTCAACAACGTGTCATCTGTGGTGACACTGATATCCAGATAGGCTTTCAAATCAGCCAAAATTGTATAGGCCATTATTTTCGCTCCTTCCACATTGCGCCGATGCCCCAAATTCCTTCGGGGTTGTGCTCGCGAATGATCTCAATCCAGCGGCCGTTTTCGCGCACCTCACGCCATACTGCGCCAACGGCGTAGTTGACCGGATTGTCATCGGGATATGCAATGTCATGCATCGCCAGCAGTCCGCCCTCGCGCAGCATCGGCCAGTAATTTTTCCAATCCGATAGCGCTATTTCTCGCGAATGTCCGCCGTCGATGAAAATAAAGTCGAACGGCGCATGAGTTCTAACCAGGTCAATGGTCGATTGGACGGTGCTATCCTCGCGAATTTGCACCAGTTCACAACCAGTCGCGCGTTCCCAAACCGGCCACATTAAAGCACGCGCGGCCTCAACATCTTCGTGCCGATGATCAAATGCCTGCACGCCGGTATCCACGCTGACAATTTTTGCGCCGGGAGCATCCTGCATCCAGTACCACAGCGTGCCGCCAAACAACGAGCCGATTTCGAGGATACGCGCAGGTTTCAACGCTCGAACATGCTCACGCAGCGCATGAATTTCGCCGTCATCTTGATAGATTGGAACCGGGCAGTCGCTTATGCACATACCAGCCTCAATTTGTTGTAGTAACACAGCGGTTTATTGATAATGCACCAGTCCTTTGGATTGGATCGATAAAGCGATTCGATGAACATGCCGTCTGCATTATAGGGGTGCAGCGCAAAACGCAGGTCGTCTATCAAGTCGCGGTGGATGCACACCTGCGCCATGTCGATGCGATTTACGCGGATATCGACCGGGCGAATGAATGTTGACGCGTCCTGTTGAAATGCGAACGCGCGAAGCGTATCAAATTTTTTTATGGCTGCGTAAAGTTCACCAAAAAAATCGGGGTGCATGCTGTTATCATCATCCAAAAAATATACCCAGCCGTCATCTGTCATGGATAACGCTGCATTGCGCTGACCGTTTCCGAACCTGGACCCGGCTATGTTGACGCCAGTCACAATTGCGCCGTCGACATAAACCGGCTCACATACGGACGTATCGAAAACGATGCGCCAGTCGATGTCGAACAAGTCGCGTCCAGCATCGATGCCTGGTTGTGTAAGCCGAAGATTTTCCGGTCGCGTGCATGGGGTGATGATGGTCAGTTTCATTTTACCGGCTTGACTTTCGTAATTCTGTCGGCACGTCCGGCTATTTTTATGGCAGGACGCGGGTCAATCAACGCACAATATCCCGCGCGCGCGTATTCCTGGGCGCGTTCCAGCGGAATGTCTGTTTCCTCGCCTGCTCGAAAGTGCACAGAGCGCCCGGCGATATCACCGTTGAAAGTTACTAATATTTTTACCTTTGTTGGATTTACCATTTCACCGTCCAAGTCCGGCCACAAAACATGGCCGTCGTCACAGATATGTCCGCACTCTACGTCAAAACGCGCCATTTGTTTTATGCCAAGCCGCTGGCAGTCGTTGGCAAGTCCGCCGTCGGGATAATAGCCGCCATTTGGCGGGCGCATTTCTACCCGTTCCAAAACTTCGCGGTGGATCAACGTGCAGCCAAAACCGAGTCCACTCACCGGCCATGCAATTGCGGCGCGGGCACGCTTCAGTTCGTCGGGGAACATGGTTAGTGTTTGATCCATCGCCGGGGCCTGAACTGCGCGAAATGCATTGAGCGTTGGACTGGCATGCCGAAACATGTAAAGGCCATAAACTACCGGCGCAGGTGTGTCCGCCAGTTTTGTAAGTGCGTCGTGAGGCACTATCATGTCATGCTCGATGGTCATCAGCGCATCGAAGCCGTTTTCCAGCACATGCGCGCGCGCCCATTGATACTGTTTCAAAACGTTTCCGGTCTTGTTCTCGTGCGGGTCTGGTCTGACAACAATAATGACTTTGTGTTCGCCGTGATCCAACGCATCTATGCTGCGCTGCGTTTCCGGATGAATTGCAAGCGCGCCGTTGTGTAGTTTGTAGGTCGGGCAGAACACGAGGATTTTCATAAATCTCCTGCCGGGAGGAGTTGCCCCCTCCCGGCTATATTAGATTAGATTAAGCGGTCGGATTCGATGCGTACTGGAACGCTTCAGCCTGGAGAACAGCGCCGCCTGCGCGGAACTGAGCCAGGATGCCGATTTGCCCGGTGGTTGCATAAGCCTCAACCAACCGTTTTACGCGCAGGGAGCGATTGCGCACCCAGCCGTAAAAATCGAAGTTGCCGAACAGCAACGACTTAGCGCCAGCCGCGATTGCGGCTGCGTCCTCGGTCAGTTTTACCGGATAGCCGATGCCTAAATCTTCGCCGTTAGCCCATAACATCGATGCGGGAGCGGTTCGGAACGAGAACTGCGAGGTTCCAAACAGCCCGGCCAGATATGCGCCAGTGGTGCGGTTCATCACCATTACCGCGCGGTCGCGATATGGGATTTTCAGCTTGCCGATCAACTCAGGGATTTCAGCAGCGCCAATAGCCGTTGCGGAATCCAGAGTCAATCCGGCGGTTCCGCCAACAAACACGCCCTGCGGCTGAGACGAACCAGAGCCAACCTGAACATAGTAGTTTTCGGTTGCAGCCCAGGATCGACCGATAGCGCCAGCGAGAAACTCCGATAATCCGGTGTTGTAATCCTCGTCAAGTTCATCGCTGATTTTGATCAGTTTCATGAACTTGTACAGGCTAACCGGAGGAACGCCAGCGGAGCCAAAAGTCGGCTCGTTTTCAGCAGGAGAGATGTCGCCTTCCTCGGCTACGATGGTGAATTTCGTCATCGAGGTGCCCTCAGTCGGGAAGGTGAATTGGTCGCGGTCGGTGTTGAAGGTCTGCACGCCCAGCGAGCCAAGCAAGCTCATCTCGCCGCGCTTTTCGATGATCCGATTCAGCGTATCGGCCGGAACCAGGTAGCCACCTTCGCTATCAGTGCCTTCCTGTAGGGCGGCTTTGTATTTCCCGCCGCGTCCGTTGGAAAGATCGACAATCGAGGTGTGCTTTTTGATGCGGCCAACGCCAGTGTAAATCCAGTTTTCGAAATCTTGTACCGGATCAGGGTCGCCAAGATTTGCGGCCTTCATCACGACCGGCGCGCCCTTTTCGATGCCAGGCGCAGCCTTTTTAAGTGCTTCGAGGTCGGCTTTCAGCGCCTCGAATTCTGATTTTGATACAGTTTCGGCTTCGGCCTCAACCGTTTTTTCGTCTTCGTCCATTTTATCTACCTCCTTGGGTAGTGGTTCAATATTTTTTGATTCAGTTGTGGCTGATTCCGCTCTTTTCGCCGCAACGGGCACTACCTGTTCGGCCTCGCCCATCGCCTCTGGAATGTTTGCGGCTCTCGCCTCGATAACGGCAAAATCGTTTGCCGGTAATCGCCATTCATTGGTGTCAAACAGCGCAATTTCACCAATCGGCCAGTTGTCTATCAGCCCGCCCTTCCCCATGCGGACTAGATGCCCAACCGCGCCGGAAGACGCCTTCACCCCGTCCGCGCCTGCATTGATAATGCGCTGCGCCAATTCTTCTTCTTCATCAAGGCTGATATCAAACCAGTGTCCGCGCTCGTCAACGCCGGTGTAAACTGCCTTGCCTATCAACGCCGGTTTTTCCTGCTGCGCTTCCGGGTCATCGGGGCCAAGCCCATGGTAGTATGTCAAATTTACAGCATCGCCAACGGCCAACCAAATTGCGGTTTCCTCGTGAAACGCTTCGCCGTCCAGGTCGCGGCCTTTGATCGGCCCGCCAAACGGAACGCCCAAAACGCGCAGGCCGGTATCGCTGTAATCCGACAGTGCTTTTTGCGCTTTAGTCTCTGGTTCAGGATCACGGTCAACCGCTTCGACCCTCGCAATTTTTAACTCTTAGTTTTCGGTCATATCACCTCACAAAAAAACGCCCTTCTCGTGATGAGAATGGGCGCTTGTGCGGCGATTCGCGTATGCCGGGGCCTTGCGGCGCAGGCTGAATAATTTTATGAAATCAAACCAGAATCATTATATCACTCCTGTTTGGTAAATTTTTTCTCAATTGCTGCGCATATCATGAGCAGCGCGCGGCGGATTAACATCCAAAAATCATGATCTGTCATTTTGTTTTTCCTCCGACTTCTTCTTCCAACGCCGCCTCGATAAACGAAATCGCCTGCCTGCCGTACAAATTCCGCACGCCCTGCACGGTGATCCATCCGCCCTGTGCATGATAGGCGGTCTGTTCGTCTCGATCCTGCACTAACGGCGCATAACTGACGTTGGTTCCAACGACTGCGCGGAAGCCATAGTTTTCTGTTTCAAGTGCCCATGATTGAGACAATTTTTCGCTTGCGCGCGACTGGCCCCGGAAATAGGGCACTTCGATGTCTCCGCGTTTCAGGTGGTAGAAAAACCCTGCGCGCATTTTCCGCGCTCTCTGCGTATTGCCATATAACATCATGTTTTTCCGACGGTTGACGCGCGGCGCTTTCTTGATCTTGCCGCGCAAGAATGTTCCGGCGGCCTTCACGGCCACCTTGACGCGCTTGAGTTTTTGCAGCGTGTCTATGCGGGTCAATAATTCCGGCATGCCCTGGATTATAACGCTCATGATTTTACCTTTGGTAGTTCATATGTCGGCCAACATCTACAGTTATGTGTTATAATACCATTTGCAACATACAATTCTGTTTCTGTTTGGAGGTTATAAACATGTCCAGTAAAATAAGTATTCTGAACCTTGATGATCTTTTGCACAGATACATCGCCGGTGAATCCGAGAATCGACTGTCCCGTGAGGCTGGCGTTAGCCGTTCCGCTTTTCGCAATAAAATTATCGGGGCGGGTATCATTCCCAGGAATCAATCCCAATCCGAGACCATCAAATGGGCGCGCATGACAGCCGAGCAACGCGCGCGCCAAGTTAAGGCCGCTCATATCGCCTGTACTGGTAGAGACGTCTCCTTCGAGGAATTGTGCTTGCGCGCCAGGATGCGCGAGGGCAGTCTCACTTATAATGTTTCCGAAGAAGAAAAAATACTGGCTGGATGGCTGAGAGACAAGGGCTTGAACGTCATTCATAATTTTGCTGTTGGGCCGTATAATTGCGATATTGGAACCGGCTCCATCACCGTGGAAGTCTGGGGGGGAAGTTGGCACCCCAAACCCATCGACACCAAGCGAACTAAATATATTCTTGACAGTGGTTACGGGGTTTTGATCATCGACGTTGATAGAAAGAGATTCCCATTGACTAGCGCTGTAACCCAATATGTAATCTCCCTCCTTCAGGAGACCGGCGGCCATCCAACCGATAGGTGTCAATACTGGATGGTTAGGGGTGATGGTGAGCTTATTTTCAAGCGTTTCAATGGTGATGATATTTCCCTCATACCACCGTTCACTTCCGGCCGTAACGCCACCAATGGGCAATACAAGCGTATCCCCAGGTAAACAGCGTGGATGAATTGGCGGGAACATCCCGTCTGTGATCTCTTTCTGATCTCGCGGCCCACACAACGGACAGACAAGCTCGTCATTCTCCGTATTCCAAATCGGGATCATTTTTACGCCCGACTCGCGTTCTATCTCAGCGGCTATTGCCTGCTCTGCATGGGATGCGGCGCGAGTTGTCTCAGTTATAGCAATCATCTCCGCGCGTACCGGGCTGAACCAGCGGCTTAGCCTATCGGTCAGCGTGCCAAGATCAACGCCAGCTTCGTAAAAATTGGGTATCTCCGTTTGCAATGCGCGCAGGATATCTGTCACTCCGCCCTGGGTGTTATTCATGATTTCCTTAACCAGGTCAAAACCGTATCTTCGCGAGTATTCCTGCGCGCCCTTGTTGATCATATCCCAACTCACGCCGATAGGCATCGTGCCCAACATGGCCTCTGCCTGGCCAAGATAGATATCCATAATCACCGGCTCGACCGCAGCGGCCAATTGCTTCCACCCCGTTTCCCAAAATTCCTGCGGAACATTTTCAATGCGCGGCGGGTTGCCAAGCACATCCAGTAGTTGCGTCAACTCGGCGCGCTGTTCGCGCCCGACCACGCGCGCCAATCTGCGCTCAAGTTCATCGCGATTTATAACGTCGCTCACGGATACGTCTCCCAATCCGCGGCCATTTTGAACACGGCGCGGATATCATCGATTGTTTTTGCCGATTCCAGTTGCCCGGCTATTGCGCCATTCAACGCCGCGGGAATGATATCACTTTCGAAATCGCGCACCGGCTTATTCGACCTTACGCGCTTCTCGACCATGTGCTGCCAGCGGCGCATCTCTTCGCCTATGCCTGCGTTCTGACCATTCATCGGTTGCGGCTCTGTATGTTCTATCATGTGTTCAACCTCTGCCGGTTCGTGAGCCGCATCGCTGGTGAGCATCGCGATTTGTTCGGGTGTCAGCGCATATCCGGCCAGGTCAAATGCGAGTTCGAGCGGCGTACCGGAATAGGTAAGCTCGCGCAAAACTTTGGCGCGGGCGGCTTCATCCTCCTGGAAAAGGGACATGGCCTCAAAGTCGAATTTGATCGACAATTTTTCCTTCGCCAAAAGCTGCGTATTGATAACATCTTCGAACATGGCCGCGCGTGCCTTGATCTGATCCTCGTAAAATCCAAGCCGCGCTTCCTGCGCCGTGGCAAAATTGGCGGCGGTTGTATCCAGCATGCTCTCTGGTATGCCAAACGCGACTGCAATATTTTTCTTTGCCGTGTTATACAATTCCGGCATAGCCATTTTTTCGAGGTCGGGCGTCAGCGTGGTCGGGATGATGGACCCGGCCCGGATGCCCAGCACGCGGAACGCGTTTTTGATGGCCGTCGCGCTGCGCTTGAACCAATTTTCTACCCGCGCAATCTCATTGGTATCCGAACTGTCAATCCCGAGCAACGTAACCGGCATGGCTCCGCCCTCGAAGTATGCCTCGGGGAACTTCGATAGCGCTGTGATCAACCTGGCGTCGATTCTCCCAACCTCAGCAGCGCCTACGCCGGGAAGTATGTCCTGCGCAGGATCGTAGTCCGAGAAATAAACCATCTGATACAGGCCTTTATCCGGCTCGTTGATCCACTCGCCGCCGTTTGCGGTGGTCTGTTTGAAAATTAGTTTTCCGTTGTCGTAACTTACATCCATATAGTGCGAATTGCGGAAACGAACATCTTTTTTGTAGCCGGACTTGTTGCTAACAATTTCCCAATATGCGCCGCCGGTTTGCAATAATCCGGCTTCCGCGCGCCAGATAAGCGTGCGCAATGCTGTCGGAAACGGCCATGTTTTTTCTTCGTCTTTTCCGGCAATAATTTTTATCGGAACGGCGGATAGCGCATCGGCGCGCAGACGTATGGCGCGATAAACGAGCGGCACGGTCGCATAAAGTTGCGCGGTAGATTTTGGCAAGCCCGAGTTTGTAAAATCGGTCAGCCACCCAGGAACGCTGGTTATCGTTTTGATATTGTTTGTCATCCTACGCTCCAAATAAAATCACGCTGCCATTGTTGTTGACCGCATCCCACGTTATCGCCAGTGACATAACGCAGTTATGCACAACGATTCCGTTGGCAATAAAAGACCGGTCATCGGCAACTTGCAGGTTATAAACATCGCCTTCGTAAAAGTATTCGCCAACTTTTGCTGTTGAGATATATTCAAAATCACTTACCTTGCGCTGGCCGGCGGTAAACATCCATTTATCGTGCACGGCTACCCAACATTGATCTTTACTTGGCTTGCCATATCTTTTTCGGTTTCGCAACTCTTGAATGGTTGCATACTTGCCAATTGCCATAGCAATATCGCGAATTTCTAGCGCCAATTGCTTACTTGTTGAACAGCCAATCAAGTGCCCCCGGGTCTCACATCCATCAGCCGCAATCCAGCCTTCATAAACACCAGAGACAAGTTTGCCAATTCGCCAAACCCACTTCGGTAATTTCCGCTCGCCGTTTTCGTTGTAAGTGTCTAAGAATATGTGATATAAAAGCTTGCTGGAAAAAATTATTTTTCCTCCATTGGTCCCGGACATGCGCTCATATCTTGCTTTCACGCCAAGGCCATTAATATAATCCAAATAAAACCGAATGTCATCTTGCTCATTATGGTTGAACGCAAGCTCCATGGAATAAAATCCGTATTTCCTGCAATGTCCATCTGCGACAAATCGGCCAGTAAGCAACGCAAAATCTTTGTTTATCTCAATCTTGCGTAGTTTTATATTACCTGATAATTTTCCGTTCTGGTAATAATCGTCCTCGGATAATTCAAACAATGTTTGATTTTCAATCTGCTGTTTGATACAAACGGTTCGATAAGTTTTTTTCCAGTCGCCAGGAAGTACCCAGTCCCTACGATTAAACTCCCCCGATAGATCGCCGCTATAATCTCGTTTTGCTGCATATAGCGGATGGTTATAACTGATCCCGAGCGTGAGATTACAAGCAGGTTTGACCTTGTAAAATTGTCCAGAAAATGGCTTCTTGATTAAAGCCTCTACCCGCTTGAAATTTCCCGTGTGGGTTAGCACTAAATCACCGACCTTGATATTCTCAATAGATTTATAACCCTCGTCCGTTTTAATTAATGTGCCAGCCAAAAGACAGTCATCGTGCATCCCGTCCGGCGCGGAATATGAAAACGAGCCAGATGCGTTGCGCTTGCTCTCGAAACTCAATAGTTCGCCGATCAAAATTGGATCATCAATAATGCCGAGTTGTGAGTTTTCGAATGCGGCCTGCAAGTTCTGGATAATGACCTGTTTGGTAGCGCCTGTGGTGGTAAACGGAACGATATTCATGCCACGCGCACGCAGCGCATCTATAACGGGCTGGCCGATGGAATTGGACTCGATTTTCATAACGGTCATTCTCCAGTGTTTATATGCAGCCTCAAGCCGGTCGATTAAAACATTGTAGTCCACGCGGTTGAAGCGGTCAACAAAAACAGCCTCTTTGCTGGCAACATCCATAACCGTAACAACCGTGTAGTCCACAGCCGCAGCAACGTCCACGCCCGCCGCATACTGCCTGCCTTTTTTGGGTTTGTCTAGTCGCTCAACGTGCGCCGCTTCCTGCACCCGGCGGAAGACAGCCCCGTCTGACTCGATAAACTCAGCCATAATTTCCTGCCTGAATATAATTTCCGGCATGCTTGCCTTCATTGCCGCGATTTCTGACTGTGGAATGTATGGATTCTCGGCGGTCTGGAATTGCCACGACTTCCATTCGCTGTTTTTCGGGTCGTTGCCTAACTGATACATCTGCCAGAATCCATTGTGTCCTTTAGGCGTTGACTTGATAAACGCATCGCCTTTGTAGTCAATCAGCATCGGGCGAATGACGGCGTTCCAGATATCCATGAGATTCGGTATCATCGCGGCCTCGTCAATAAAAACGCGCTTATACTTGCGCCCGCGCGCAGTATCGGCCGCATCCAATGACCACATTTCCAGCACGCCGCCAGTGACTAATTCAAGTCGGTGTTCCTGCTCGTTCTTGTTGTTGCGAATAGGCGCAAATACATCAATAAACTGCCGCCAGGTTTCAGACAGCATTTTGTATGTCGGGAAGAAGCCGCCAACAGGATAGCCCGCTAATAACATTGGCGCTGCCTCGTGTATGTCAAGCATAGTTTTGCCGAATCGCCGCCCGCAACTTTCAACATTAAATCGCTTGGCTCCGTTGATAATGGCTTGCTGCGCTTCATGTGGCCTCGGTAGTATCAGTTCTATCTGCATAACGGACTAATATCTCCAAAATGTTCCCGTCCTCGCCAGTGTGTTCCAGCCGCGTTGCAGCCGGTTCAAGATACCCATAAGCCCACTTCGCAAATTCCATCCAGTCTTTAACACTAACGATTGATTCCTCTGTGTCATTAGGAAATTTAATGCGCCCAGTTGTTAGAACGCTTGTCACTAAATTGGCTAATACTTTTTTGCCGGACACCTTTCTCCCGTCAGGAAAATCAACTGTGTGCTTTAATGCCAAAGCCAGGGCGTCAGTCAATGCCCTGTTTTTGGGTGGTCGCCCGTTTGGGTTATTGGTTCTTCCCTTCGGTAATCCTGCCATTTGATCCTTGTGTAAAACAACTAAGTGCCGCGTAAGCTCCTTGTTTCCGGCCTGCTTTTCTTGCCATCCGGCGTGTCTCCTTGCGATGTATTCTGTGTTATCGGCGTTGCAACGACCTGGAGCGCTACCCCCATTCGCTGACATTCCATAAGCATAGCGGCTTGCATAATATGAGATTCTGGAAAGTCTAGGGTGACTCGCAATCCGTGGTCGACTAGATTTTGCACCTTATACACCGATGCAGGGAACTCAATCTTTTCAGCCATTGTCCACCCTGGATTGCCTGCTCATGATTTCATCCAACGACTCCGGCCCGCTGCGCTCATATTCAATCTCCGCCTGGTAATTGTCCATCCAATCATGTAGCCATTCCGGCCACAATTCGCGCCGGAGCGTATAAATTTCCTGGCACGCATGGCATAGCACATGGCTTTCCGGGATCGGAACGCCGCACACACACAGACGGCCAGAAATCGTATTCATGGATACAGGATAACACAAATGATGCAAATATTTTATATAACTTTTTCTAATGTAACACTTAGTTTGTTTTAATGTATGTATCGCAAATTGCGCTACACTGTGTATATCAAACAAACAAGGAGATAACGCAACATGAGCAAACACCCGACATCAATCAGAACATCAAAGCTCACCGCTGAGCAGCTAGCAACCCTGGTTAGCAAGACGGGGATGAATCAGACCGAGGTTATCTCGGTCGCCATAGACAGGATGTACAACAAGGAGGTCGAAATGAAAAGTATAAGCAACGAGTCTTACGAAGTTTTAGGCATCAACCCCAGCGAGCTTACCGGGATGTCCACCGAAGAAATCGCAGATCTCATTCGCAAAGTTCAGTCCGGTTTGTCGATCAGCGAACCCCGCATGACCGAAAATGAAATCCAGGATGCGGCCGAAAAAATCCACAAAGATGCTGCTCTGGAATAAAAATATTACCCCCACACAAGCCCGCCCTAACCGGCGGGTTTTTGCATCTCAATAAATTCGCCCCGCTCGATCTTGTAAAACGTCCCACTCCCTAGATGTTGCACAACCGCTCCGTCCATGCCGCACCCCTGCGCAAGATCAACCAGGTGCATCTTGTTTATCTCTACGTCCATCATCGTTGCCAAAAAATCTTCTTGATCTTCGGACAACCCGTCTACAAAAGTTATAATTTTGTATTTGCCGCCTGGCAGCGACTTCTGCGAACGGTGGGACGCACATAGATACTGCACCTCCGCTCCGCGATAACGAAAATATTTGCCGCACACCCGGCAACGGTTGGCGCGCTTCGCGTTCTTGGCTAGAGAGTGCCCTATCATCAAAAAGCCCCTAGGATTGATTGTGGGCTGTTTTTATTTGTTTTTGGACAAAGATACTCTGTTCCGCTACAGTATCGTTCTTGTGGCTTTCTGTGACCTTGTGTGGCGTTCCTGTGGGTGTTTGACAATGGCGAAGATGTCATTTCGCCTCCACTCCAAGTAGCAACTTGCACACCGTGTCCAGCGCGGTAAGATCGTGCACGTCCTGCGCCGTGAACGTCAACTGCCGGAAGCCATGACACACCGCCGCGTTTGCCTTGTCATAATCACGCTGGATGCCGACGCCGGTCGAGTGTCCCATATGCCGGTGCGTCCCGCCGTTCAACTCGACCAGCAATCGCGTTTCCTCGATTGGCTCAATCGCAAAATCCCACTTATAGCGACGGGTTGGAATAGCCCTGTATTCGCGCCGATATTTTATGCCCGCAGCCATAATTTGAAAGGCAAACGTGGCTTCTAGTTCGCTGCCCGTGGCGATCCGAGAGCGGCGCTCAGTAGTCATTTCTCCTCCTTCCTCTCCTCGTGCCACAGCAGCCAGGCGCGGCAGATGGCAAGCGACGCGGTATCACCCACAGAGCGGTGAGTCCCTATGATTACGAACCATCTCTTAGATATCGCCGGAGTATGACCAATCTCAAAAGTTTGCTGATATTGTTCGGCTTGCGCGTCCTCGACCAACTCCCAAGCATCGGCAATGGAAGTTGTCCAGTCAGGAAGAACCGATAAGTGCGGGTTCCCCTCTCCCGTCAACCCTGTTTGACAGAATGGACCATACCTTCCGTCAAATGGATAAAGAACATCAATACCCCTGCGCTTCGCTATCTCAACGCGCAACCGATCGGGCGTCATCGAAAAAATTTCGTCACGGGTTAGAGTCATGATTCACCCCGGATCATCAGCGTACATGAAATGGGTAACATTCTCCGCGCTGTACACCAGATTTTTGTCGGCCATAAAATATACGCCGTTCCATATCGCGCGGTTGTATGTAATGTGTCCATTGTTGTCCATCCTGATAACCAAATTCTTGTTGTGCTCAATTTTCGCCGATACCGGATACCACACGCCAGATGCGGTGCCGTTTTGCTGCGCCTCTAGTTTTTCGATGCGCTTTACCAATGCCCCGTAATCATCGTTCATTTTGTCACCTTGCATTTCTCGCAACTATCCCGGTGCTCCTGCCACGCACGCCAGGCCACGTGGTACGGATGCTTCGGGTCGGATGGCACGCGGATCAGGTAACCATCGCTGATCGGTTCGTACGCGGCGCAGAACGCGTCAAACAGCGTTTGTCCAGTTTCACAGGGGTGCCAGTAAGTGGTCATTTCGCGTCAGCATGGTATAAAAATTTAATCAGCGTGTCAACGTATCTTTCAGCGAAATGCGGCATGTATGTTAATACCTCGCCGAAGAAACCTTTTTGACTACCGGTAATTATGCTCACCACGTTAATCAACTCCTCGCGCAGCCGCTTATTCTCGGCGCGCAGGGCATCCTCAATCGGGCGGGTGTTCCAACACGATGGTCTTACTAAGTTGCCACACTCGTCACATTCAATCTGATCGGTAAACTCGTAATCAATAATCTGAACCTTCGATCCGCCGCAAAACGGACATGGTTTCAATTCTTCGCTCATTTCACCCTCCACAATCTGAAAAGCCACAGCCACACGCCGTGGCACGTCTGAAACAGCAGCGTTGGTACGTAGCGGGCGGTCATTTCAGCCACCCGGGGCGCTTGCGAAATATCTGATCTCCGCGATAAAGCGAGCTCGCCCACCAACGCGCCTGATCGCGTTCTTCCACCGCCGCGTTATACGCGGCTGCTATGGTATCGTTAGCTTGTCTTGCGCCTATATTTTCCAGACGCACATCTTCCAACTCTGCTATGTCCTTATTTCTAGCCGATATCTGTTCCCGCGCATCGGCTAGTTCCGCCTCCAACTCCGCTATCCGCTTGTTGGCGGCGGAGAGTTCGTCTTGCAAGTCCGTGTTGCGCTTGTTCGCTGCGGCGAGTTCGCGCTTCAGCTCATCCTCGCGCCACCTGCCCGATGACATGTGACGGAGGAGTTCGGCTATCTCGGTTTGCATGGCATCTTTATCCTGCATCAGTCTGGAGATGCATTGTGCGGCCGAACTAGCGGGCAGGGGTACTGTGCCATCAAGCAGGCTCTGGCAATGCCCCCAAACCCAACGTAGCCTAGAATTGCCAAGGATTGTTAGCGTATTATTTTTGAGTTCGCCCATCAAATCTGCAAGCGCCTGCCGATATGTGTCAACCTGCGCCTGCAATTGTTCCTCGCGGGCAGAGGTTTTTTCGGCCGCCCGCTCTTTGGGTTGCCAGCCAGGATGCGGCCCAACCGAATCGCGCAATGCCCAACACGGAATGCAATGGCTGCACGGAGCGGACGTTCCGCTCACATATTTAAACTTGCATGTCTGACAATTTTGTTTAGTCATCTCGTCTCCTAAAATGGAATAGAATCTTGCTCATCGACCTTTGGCTGGGCATCGCGAAACTTGTCGCCCAACTCCACAATCTGCGCTGTGATCTCGAAACCTGCGCTACGTTCCTGCCCGTCCTTGCCGGTGTACGTCCGCGGCGGCTTGCAAGTTCCCGTGATGGTAACAACATCGCCCTTCTTCAGCGTCCGGTTGAGTTCCTCGGCGTTGTCCCACACGTCAACGAAGATGCGCTGTGACGGTTTATAGCCCGCGTCCTTGCTGCCGCCGGTGTAGAGATACACCGGGAATTGCAGGATTGCTTTCGCCTGCGGCGTGAATCGCAGCTCGACGTCTGCTACGATGCGGCCCGTGAATGTGATGTTTGACATGCTATGCTCCTTAATTTTCCTTGATTATGTCGCCCACCCGAAAATATTCGGGTTGAAATCAAAATTGTCTCCCATGTCGTTCTTCGTGACACGGACGACACAGAACTTCAAGATCGTCGGGCTCTTCGTGTCCAAATCGATCATACGTCTTATGGTGCACATCTAATGGCGCTGTCTCTATGTCGCTCAATCCATATCCGCAAACCTCACAAGCATAATTGGATTCGGCTAATTTTGCACTGCGTTTCCGCTGCCAGGCAGGGGACATCAAATATCCCTCATACTTGACTTGCCGCACTATCTCTTCTACTCTGCGCTCTATTTCTTCTGGTGTCGGTTTCGTCATTTGGCTACATCCCCAATCTGAAAACGAGGTAAGTCTATAAATTGTTTCCATGATCCTTTTGGGCCAAGAGTGTTTTTATCAAGTCTTACATGTATGAGAGTCTCATCGGATTTATCTGGCTGAAGAAGCACAACAATGTTTGCTTTTTCAGATTTCTCACCCGCCCCGCGCATAGCATTTCTATCCAAATCTTCAAGGCGAGCCGACTTCCCGGATTTGCTGAATTGCGATAACGAGAGTATGGGAACCTGTTCTTTTTCAGAATAGGTTTTCAGCAATTCAACATCATTAGCTTCGCGCTGATATTGATTTGCCCCATAGGCTTTTAATTGTGCGGCTGACGGCGCGGCCTTTTCGAGATAATCCACAATAACGACATCACATTTTTCAGATTCTTTCAATCGGGTAAGTTCGCGCAATAAAAGCTCGATGGAATGCCCCGGCGTGTGTAGATAGGTAATTTCACCCGGCCATGCAAGCAGTCTCTCTTTGGCCGCCTCTATGTCAGCCATATCTTTTTGCGTCAATTCCCCGGCGAGTTTTAATTGTCGCCTGGCAATCGCCGTATGTCTGACGGCGCGCCGATCCAACATGATTATTTTGCTCAGCTCAAAATGCACAAAAACAACACGCTGACCACGCCGTGCCCAGTGCTCAGCTATACACTCTGCATAGGTTGTTTTTCCAGAACCATCTGGCCCAGCCAAAACAGCCAATATCCCTGGCTCAATTGGATCGATAAGATTATTCCATGATGTCCAAGGCCAATTATATAATAATCTTTTTTCTTCCGGCAGATTTGAAAATGCTACGCGCCTCGCAATCTCCTGGTCATACATCTCAAAACTGGTCGGCCAATCCATAATCGGGCCGGCGTCTATTTCCGGTTGGAATTTCCCTATTTGCTTAACCATCCAGTCGTGGATATTCTCTGGCGCTTCCTCGGCATAAATTCGCCGATAAAATTCCTGGCATAGTTGTAATAACTTTTCGTGGCGCGGATCATCGAATATCGTTTTATTTTCCACGAGTTTGCACCTCTCTAATTTCTGTTTCTCCATCCGGCCACAAAACTTTTATTTGTTCGGTTCTTATCTCTCCATGGGGACTACTATCATTCCCGTGTTTTGCCCGATAAATGTTCAAAGGATTCAAAATTGACGATGGGCCAGAAATAGACAATCCGCGTTCTCGCATATCGTCAATCGTTCCTGCAATCTCTTCTGGCGTAGCATGTTGCTCCGTAAGTTTTTTGAATCCATCCACCCATTTGTGTGTAGGTATTCCACCGCCCGTGGGTGGATATATGCCGGTCTTTTCGCGGAATGCAATTTCCAACTCACGATACGACACACCATCAAGATCGGAATCATCAGAAGGCGGCGGAGATTGTTTTCCTTTCGCTTCCGCTTGCGATTCCGCTTGCGATTCTGTTTGCGCTTTCGCTTTAGCTTTAATGGTTTGGTATGCATACTGTATAGATACCACATCAATACAAAAAATACCGGTATCTTTATGACATTGATATGCATGTTTGACAATGTTGTCTGGTATCGTTTCGATGTCTTTTTGTACTTTTGTTTGTGTCTTTGGACTGGCGTTGTTGTGATATTTCTCCATGTTTACAACCCACATGGTATTGTCACGATAAAAAACCTTTTCTTGTTTCTCAAAATTTTCAAGACACTGTTGAACAAATTCATTTGTTAGTCCGGTTTCATTGGCGATTACTCGAAGTGGTATTCTGTATATTCCACTAATGCTGCTCAGATCGTTCGTGAAAAGATAGGTAAACAGATACCGTTCCAATGGTTCAAGATCGATAGTCCATTCATCTTTCCAAAATTTGGTGTGAAATTGTCGGTATCCCGCCACAATATCTCCTTAACGTATTGCGCCTGCCCAGGATCTCAAACTTACCACCACGGTAAAGCTGATTCTGAACAGGCGCAATACGCACGCAATTATGGATTGTGTGAGATCCCATGTGCTATCACACGAAATCAGATTTACCGTGGCATCTCCATAATACCAGACGCGTTCCATTAAGTCAAGCCTTTTCTCCAACCAAATTTTTTGGCTATATGGAATATAGTTGCTACCGTTACACCACCCGTACCATCAAATGAGCGCCATTTCTGTTCTACCTCTCCTGGTTTTCCATCTGCCCAGTTTGTGACCAACGGCAGTCCATCTTCGCCAAATGCCGCATGTACACCCATCAAAACCTGCAACCAATCCTCATAATCAACGCCCCACGGAGGGATGATTTTCAGCGCGTCTGCTACTTCCTGTTGCGACGGCGGAATAGCGTAGTTTTTATTCGATGCCTGTTTTCGTTCGTGTTGTCCTGTTTCCTGGTATTGCGCGATAAGTTTTTTAATTACATCTAGCGGCAATGTCTGGCCGATAAACTCCATGGTGCAATCCGGCGCGCCATACCAAAAGCGAACTGCATCCCGACAAGCCCGATCTGCTGTGCCAAACAACCATAAAAGGGAAGCCGCCGCCAGTGTGTAATTTTTGGCCTGCATAATAGGCGCATCCAGGGTGAAAAAAACCCGTGCCCTGGGCGCGTCCGGTTTGTGTGATATGGTCGTATGAATAAACGCGGCATATCGCGAAATAAACTTGTCTTTTTTTAGGTATGCGAGCGTTGCTTTTTCGTCTTCAGAGTCGAAATCTAATCCTAGGTGCTGGCCGCACATAAAATTGGCACTTGTGCGCCAATGGCGAGAGTGCCAGGTTGTAACTGCATGACCACCATAAACATAATCCATGATCGTATTCGTGTCCAGTTCAACGTTTTCAAAACTGGCATTAAATTTCGGCCACAGCCCGTCTCCAGGCGGGAGCTTTTTTGCGATCTGAAATTTCGAAACGGCAATGCACGTCATCAATCGAATATCTCCCGGCGCAGTTTGTCATATCGAGCCATGGCGCGGCGAAGACGAAAAGCCAGGAAACGCCAACGCAAACGACAAATAAAAGATTTCATTATTTTTCCTCGCGCGAATTTCTAAGAATTGCCACGTACTCGCATTTTCGCACACGCATCCCGTCCATCGCCCGGCCAACGCGAAGCTGCCCGCTGACCGGGTTGACCAGCCAGGCAAAACCGGCCAGAGTATACGACTCGTTCAGTGCGGCCAGGTCTTTCACGCGCCTGTCATCGCTACCACAAAGATTCATGGCGTGCCCCCAAACACGGGCAGGAACCGAATCGCATAGTGATCCTCGTCTGTCCATTCGGCCAGGCCGCGCTCGACAAGGTAGCGGAACGCCTCTTCGCCTGCGCTCATAAAATCGTGCTGATAAATGTTATCCGTCGGTTCGCCGTGTCTATCCATGGGGCGATAAAGATATTGCTGCACCATAGATATTAGCGCGCTTTCACAGGCTTGCAAAGTTATTTCGTTTACCACCACGATCTTTTATCCTTATCTTTGTCCCGCGCCGTCTTGATACTTCTGTGCCAGCGTCGCCCGCTTCCAAATCTGATAAACGCGCTGGCGACTGATGCCAAACAGCTCGCCGATCTCCCTGAGCTTCGCGCCCTTGCTGCGCATTTCAACAATAGCGGCCAACCTAAGTGTATTTTGTTTTTTCGTTTTCTTGTCCATGACCTTATTATAAGGCACGTGTTGACAAAATACAAGCACCAATTTTTGATATTTAAAATTGCCTATTGACAAACAGCGGCATATCTGTTAAACTGAATGTAACGATATATTGACACAGGAGGCGAGGAGCATGGCAACCACACAGGTCAAGCAAGGTGGCAAGAAAGGTCGCAAGATCGGCCGGGCAGCAAAACACCCATCCCACGCGGCCTATAATCTATCCAATCGCCGCTTCAAGAACAAGTTGAAGCGCGTGCGTCAATCATCCGGCGAGAAGGCAGCGCTGGAATATACGCGATTGTACAAGGTGGTCAAATGACAGACAGACTACTTGCCAGGGGTACAAACTTTCACAACGCGAATAACGCGCGGTGGCAATTGGAGGACGAGTTTCGGACGTTTGACGATCTGCTGAGAGACCTCAGCTACCGCACTACGGACGCGGAATACACGGCTTTCATGGCGAAAATTCGCGGCAAGATCAGGACGATTGCGTCCCACATGCTGCGCGAAGAAATAGCGCGCGTCATGCGCGAGTCAACGCCCGATATGCTTCAGGCGCGAAACAAACTTGCTGCCGCCTGCCATGATCTGGATTTCATCCGCAAAACATATGGTGACGCAAGCGAGGTTGCTATGGACGCCGCAGACCTGTTGAGATTGCGCGACGCCGAGCTAGAAAACATCATCTGGCTGACCACCAATCATCCCGAGATATTGGACGCGGCCGAGGATGATCATGCACAAGATGTTCTGCGGCATGGTGGCTGACACGACCATGGTGCTGATAGTCATCGGCCTGATCTTGCTGGGTGTTTGGGCACAGTATGATCTGAATGGAGGACGGAAATGAGTGACTCGATTGATTTTGCAAAATTAGCGGCGTTATTCGACCCCAAAGAGATCGAATGGCGGGCGGGAGCCACGAATGGCGACAAGACGAAAGCGATGGCGGTTGCATATATCACCAGCCGCGCGATTATGAACCGGCTGGATGCTGTTGTTGGCCCCGAAAACTGGCGCGATAACTATATGCCGGGCCCATCTGGCGGCATTATGTGCGGGTTATCCATCCGTGTAAACGACGAATGGATCACAAAATATGACGGCGCGGACAACTCCGACATCGAAGCCATAAAAGGCGGTTTCAGCGATGCAATTAAGCGTGCCGCCGTCAAGTGGGGCATCGGTCGCTACCTGTATGATCTCGATGGTCAGTGGGTCAGATGCGAAGTATTTGGCAAGACCATCAAGCTGTCTGAGCAGCCGAAACTTCCAGTGTGGGCTATACCTGGCGGAAAGAAACAGCCGGTGGATACGCCCGCTGCGCAACCCGCCCCGAACGGCAACAGCCACGAACCAGAAGCCGAGGCGGCTCCGCAAACCGGACACTACATTGTCCCAAAAGGCGAGAGTGCCCCGAATGCGCTTGTGTCCTCTGGCATCTGCGACAACGTACCGGCGGCCTCGGCGTTGTTGAGCAAGCACGTTCCGCAGTCAATCCGCGGAGACGCGCAGAAGGTGGTCGATTGGGGCTACCGCTATCGCAGCTATCGAGACGCAGACAAGAGCGTTGAGGAAGCGGCAAAGTTGGCGTCTGCCTAGATTCATCCTCCTCCTGCTGGCCGGGGTGACATGGGTTGCCCCGGCGAAGGGGAACTAGCGAAAGGATTGACATGAGCATTGGACTTTGGATCAAAGGCAATAAATACGAGTTTACTGGCGATTTCGGCTGGTATCGCAGCAACGATTTTGTCGCGTTGACCGTCCAATTTTTTGAGTTTTATGACGGAAAGCTGAGCACAATTTTTGGCGTGCAAATAGCCAAGTTTGTCGTTGGGCTGTATATCAGCGCAGTTTAATAGTACATTAACATGGACTGTGGCGGGTATTAGTCTGAACGAGCGATACGCTAGTCGGTTTGAATCCGGCCAGTCCACATATGCCAGCCTTCAGCGAGGGGCGGATGCGCGGAGCCGATAACAATGC